CTCTGGCGTGTGAAGTTATTACCCTGCTCATCAACGACATGCTCATAGTAAGCAGACTTCGCCTGAGCTACACGGCCCTCACGATCTTGGAAGAACCGATAGTAATATCCATCTTCAAGCAAGCCTGCCGGCACATCTAACTTTTTCATATTGCCCATCGATACACGAGCAGGACGACCAGCTGAATGCGCAACCTCTTCTCTTGAGCCTGCAACTAATCCCTTGTCAGACATTTGCATGGCTGGGGGAAGATCTGAACCTGTGCGACCACGCTCAACAGTATTGCGCTCTGTTCCAGGCTTAGGCCCAGGCTTTTTACGTTCGTTCATATTCTAGCTCCTAGAATCTTGTACGGCTTTAAGGAAATCTTTCTCACTCGCCCACGTATTCGGCATGCTCCGGTAGATGCGCGCCTCTTCGTTGGTCAAATCAGCCATAGTCAACGCTCTTGCTGAACGCTTGCCGCCCGGCTTTGATCCACCTTCTGGCGTTGGATGATTCTCACGAGCCGGATTGATCTCGGGGAATTCACGACCCACATCACGCTCAGCATTAGCTAAAGCTGTCTGCACGTCTTGTCCGCTCTGCTGATAGTGACCAAACTGTGCCTTGGCATAAGCCGCCTTTGGTGTGTTTTGAAGTATCCAAGGGTTCTCACGATTCCAGTTATCAAGAAACGCTTGATCGTTGTTAACCACTGGGGCCACTTCAGGAGTAGCGAGGTTATCGATCTCGCCCTGTACCTGGTTGGCTGTTTCTCGATCAGCAAGATCAATAGCAGCGTCACGCTTGCGGATTAAATCAGCCTTTTGAGCCTCAAGCTGGGCCTTGTGTAGCTTGTTGCTGTTATCAAGGCGGGTATTAAACGACGCCTCCATATCATTCAGGCGCTTATCTTGCTCGCGGTGCTTCTTAATCCACACGCCCCGCTCATTAAATACCTCGGCGCTGCGCCATTCACTCGGCGCTCCCTCCCACTCCTCCTTGGGCCGCCACCCACCTTCACGCGCAATATCTTCAGCGGTTGGCTCGGCTGTTTGGATTTCTTGCGGCTCAACTTCTTGAGCTTCTTGCTCGGCTGCTTCATTCATCGTCTATTGCTCCAATGATGTGGCTATCAGGAATGTAACGGTAGTTTTCATAGTCTTCTACGACTGACTTCTTGCCCTCGAAACGGCGGTATTCAATCTTCTGGCCGATTTCTAAGCCCCAACACTCAGCGGGAGGCACTGGTTTCATATCATAATCAACGACACCATCAGTGATCCGTTTGCTTTCAGGGATATGCGCTTCTCGATCACACCCCGGATACCCATGATAAGCGGTGGGGCCAATAGCGCGAACATAGCCTACATCAGTGGCGTCTTGCTCCTTGCTAACCATGTCGGTGTTTAGGATGATGCCGCCAGCCGTTACTTCCTCGACCTTTTCCATTTCGATTAATACGTAAAAACCTAATGGCTTAATCTTCATCGTGCATATCCTCCAATCCAGTGGGCTTCCAGTCTAAGACTTGCTCGACCATAGCCATCTCTCCTTGCTTAAGCATGGATTGAATAACGATACCGTCGCGGGAATCTTCGGGGAGGTAGTCTTGAAAGCTATTTATTACAGCTAGCTCCAAGTCTTCGAAAAGGCGTTTAGTAACGGCAGAACTTCGCCATTTACTATACACCTCCTTGGATATTGGCCGCTTGCTGTGCCGTGACTTTGTCTCTGTTATTAGCTCTTCTAACATCGTCTGCTCCTATCGCAGTTAACATACTAATGGTGCCGTTTAGTTCGGCGGTGTAAGCGCTTATTTGGTTCTTTGCCTCTTCTGTTTCGGCTCTCTCTAGGTTCAATATGGATTCTGACCGCATTTTCTCTAGTTTGCCGATAGTCTCTTGGATCTTTATCTTAGTCTCAGCGTCGAGCCTGTCTTGCTCTCTGCCCAGGATCTCTGTTTGTAGCTGTGACAGCTCTAATTGTGACTGAGCTATAGCGTTCTGCTGCTGTTGCGCTTCGGTGAATCGTGCCATCTCTTCGGCTTGTTCGTCTGTTGGCTGCTCTGGGAATATCTCATCAACATTATCCGAGCCAATACGCTCATAGAAGTTTTTAACGATAGGCGTAGGATTACCGCCGGCCTGGACTACGTTAGGTATCTGCTCCATTTCTGCCAGCGAAAGCTGCATCCTTTGCATTTTGGACGACATTTCAGGGCTAGCAGTTGGGACAATATCAAGTGATTCATTGTTGAAATCAGAAACCGAACTCGCCTTCTCATCATCAAGTATTACCTTGTATAACTCGGGATCGAATACGCGCTTATCTAAATCAAATAAGATCTGGAATTCATCAGACATACTGTCAATAACTCGACCCATTAGCGCTGACGTTGAGATTAGTGCTTCTTGAATAATAGCCAGTGCGGTAGTTGGGGCGGTGTTAGCCTGTATCTGCCCGCTAGTATCCACTATCGCTGCGAATCCTCTACCCTGCTGCTCTAACTTCTCATTCAGCGCAAATAGGGTTTGGCTTGGTTCAGGGTTAGGATTAGGCATCATGCCAGACTGAAGGTCAGACGCTTTAATATCTGTAGCCTTCCACTCACCAGGCTTGAGGCGCATTGGCCCCATCTTCTTGCGGAATCCCTTAGCGAGAAATCCACCGCCAACATTCCTAATGGTGCCAGCGTCTGTTAGTTGATTAGTTGTGGTGTTGACACCCTGAGCAATTGCACCAAGTAAGTGCGAATAGCCCAGGTCAAGGAAGGTTCCGTCTGGTGAGGGAATAAACCCATACTTGCTAATCTGCTGAATAGGGTTAATGCGCACCAACTTGAGCCTGCTTATATCCTCGACCTCGGGCAATGCTTGCGGTGTTACTGATTGGCCCTCTACATCGGCAATGGTCTTTTGTTTGATAACCTCAACTAGGTTCATCACCAGGCCATTAGGAGCCTTAACCATAAACGAGCGCATGTCATAACGAGGAATGATTCTCATTACCTTCATTGATCTTTCGTGGATAGTGACAATGTACGGCTCTTCGATACCATCGTCGTCAAGATCAGCAAAGCACTGCTGCTCAAGGAATCTATCGGGATTATCCTCAGCATTAATGGTGCCAGCCTGCTCATTGGAACCCTCATCACCCTCAGACTCTTCAGGGTATATATCCTCATCAAGCCAGAGGCCAGCATTTTGACGCTCAACGACGCCGTTCTGATCAATGTCAAGAATCTGGGTGAATGATCGATTGGTCTCTAAGCTGGTGGTAGCTTGGTTGACGGCAAAATCGGGGTACTGGATAATGTGAGATGCGGTCGTGCCTAGCAGTGGATCAAATACAGTCTTCTTAAACATGCAGCCAACATTAGGCAGCGAGTAGAGCATGCGCTTCTGGTCTTTGCGCCACCCTTTCATTTGATAATTAACCTGGTAGTTCATGGCCTCTGTGACGCGCCCGGCCAATTCTTTCTTCTGGCCAGTCTTGTCGCGCCCGATAATATCAGCTTTCACCAGGTTTCTAGCGCGCAGTATCTCAAGCGATGCCTTGTCGCCAAAGGCAATAGACGCCTCCGATAACATTGGTGTCTTGAAGTTACTGGCGCCATCCCAGGGTGTAGATTTGGGCCTGAATTCTTGCTTCATCAGCTTAGCGCCTTCGTCAACGCCTTCCATCCAATCAGACATTGATTCCCAGTCTTCAGTGAACTGGCGCTTAACGCGAATACCTAGCATTGCTAGCTTTTCGCTGTCGATGTCTTCGGCGATGTTCTGCTTACCGACAAACTCTAGTAATTCTCCAATAGCCATTGTTATTAACCCTTAACAATCCAGCAGCATCATCGGAACCAATGCCTTGTCGGCCTGATGAACCTGGACAACATCACTGCCAGCCTGCTCATGGGCCGGAGTCTCGCCAATATAACAGCGCTCAATAGTCTTGCCGCTACGATCCTGAACCAGAAACTTAATATTATCCCCGGCTACATAATCAGGGAACACGCCATTAGAATCGGCCTGCAATGGATTAGGTAGAGGGATAGTCATTGCTGAATCTTGCCATACATTAGCAACATCACCGCTTTCTTTATCAAAGGAGAACATGCAGGCCCTGCCTAGAGCCATCCTTCGCGCCTCATCAAGGGTGATCTCTATACCACTCTCTTTTAGGGCGTCGGCCATGTATAGCTTTAGGTAGTTTTCAATGAACATCGCTAATACCCCATCGCGTTAGTGTCTTCAAAGTGGTCATCGTCATCATAAAACTCACGGCCAATATCATTCTTCTGTATGGCATGGCGTCTCATCATGTAAGCGTATCGAATAGCATCGACAAGATCGTCGCCTTTCTTAACTATCTCACTCTTACCGTTAGGCTTTGATATTCTATGATAGCCTCTAATCTCCTCAAATACCTCAATTAAGTGAGAAAAAACCTTAAAACGTCCTGTTTTCATCAAATTATTGATTTCCATTAGTCCAGCCTCAACACCGTTACCACCCTCCTCCCATGTTGAATGGTCGTCTATCATCTCAAAGCCGGCCTCTTCGTAGTAATCCTTTTGCTGTTTAGCTGATCCCTTCTCGTGCTGTAGGCCATCGTGTGGCCATGCTACCGGTACATCTTCAGCCCAATGCTTGATTGCTTCCCATGCTTCATAGGGCTGGATCTTTTCTTTCTTGAATGCGTGGATAACATAAAAACAATCAGCCCCCATATCCCAGGCCAGCTGCACATGCGCTTGCGGGTGATCCCAACCGAAGTCCATGCCGTTGATTAGATACCAATGGGCAGGGATCTCGAATGGCTCGCAGCGCGTCACCTGTTCTGAGTGCTCATAGATAAGACCAGCGCCCATCAGGGGTATGCCGCGTGATCTCATATCACGTTGATAGGTTGGGTACTGGGATAGTATGGATTCTTTGATGTCATCGCTTAGGTGGTAAGCATCGTCCCATGTTGCTGTTTGCAGGTACTGGGATTTGATAGGCTCATCCATAAACTTGCAGACCAGCTCTGTCTTGCCATTCTCTGGAGTAAAGGTGAGTATGCCCCGCCCGCCACGATTCTTATCGCCATTGAGCGTCCTGGTTATAACCTGTGGATAGATCTCGGGGTCTTTGGGTTCTTCGTCGATGTGATACCAGTCAACCACGTCGCCCATGAGCGCATGTTGGCCCTGACTGTATGACCAGAACTGGCAAGTGGCTATGCCGTTCTTGTGGATAACCCTGACTTCCCTCATGGCTCCACTGGTGCCGGTCATTGATCGCCAGCCACCAGGTACAACCTTATCAGCTGGGATTAGCCCACCCTCGAACTTGCCGCCATGGAATCTGCCGAATAGCTTTTGCTGCAATAGGTCGCGGGTCTTCTCGCCAGAGTATCCAAGCAGCCAGCACATAGGAGGTGATTCGAACCTGTGACCCTCCCAGTCATCGGGATAGTCACCAGTAAGATGAAAGGCGTCGATAGTGCACCCGGTCATTGATTTACCGACCTGGTTAGCAGCCATCAACATGCAAGCAGTATGGTTAGCTGTGGCCGCATTAAAGCGGTGCTGCCAATCATAAAGGGAGTTGTAGGTACGAATACCTATAGATTCTTTGTTACGCCTGATCTTCTCTTCTAGTAGAGATGCGTACTCAAGTTTTTGCGCTTTGTTCAAGTAGTTGCTCCAACTGTAGGAGTTTGCTATCTAATTCAGACTCACTAAGGTCTGATACTTTCAGTGAGCCTGTATGCTCTGTTGTTGTTCTCTCGCCGTACTTCTTGGGCTTCATCTTAGACATTAGCCACTTGCGGGTATCGACTTTAAGCTTGGCATGTTGAACAGATACGCTATCAACAACCTTAACCATCTCACCCTCTACAACAAGAGGAACGCCATCAACCATAACGGTCTGGCCATCAATATTGTCGGCAATATCTATGCAATCTTCGCTCATTGCGTCGGCTGATTCTACCTTAGCCCTTTCGTATTGCTCCGTAAATGACGGATGAACCCTTAACCACTTGAAAAGTGTGGACATGGCTGGCATGTCTTCATCCCTTGCTATAGAGCGCATAGACTCGCCAATTGCGAGCCGCTCACATATTAAATCTGCTAGATCTTCAGTGTAGTCGGTTGGTCTTCCGCTTGGCATTTCTTCCCCTTATTGCTCCCTGTGGAGCATGGCTAGTGTGTTTCTTAGTTGTTTAGCATTCTTGTAACGATGATGTTTAGGTCTGGGTTTGTTGCGCCGGTTAGCTCTATTTCCATAGTCTGGACAAAACTTAGGAATGAGTCATCAGCGGTTGATGTTCTTACTACTGCGCCACGACCTTCTGAGGTGTAGACATACTGGTTAACAGTGCCTCCGCCAAAATCGCCCTGGAAGCTTATTTGTGATCGGCCTGATGTCTGGATGCGGACTTGATCGGCTGATGTGTCGGCCAATAAGTTGAACTTTTGCTCTCTATCGATGGCGGCCATAATATTATCCTGTTATGTTCATAATTAGGTTTTGTGTGATGTCCTGGGTTAGCTCTTGTGTTATTCCGTCACTTACGGGCAATACCGCTCCCACTGGAGCAATTACTAGGGTTTGAGCAATAGATCGTCTAGCTATTGCCGCTG